CTCCACACTTCAAGTGAACTGAAAATTGCATCAGCCACAATAGACGACGCTTCTCTATACTTTACGTTTTCAACAGTTTTACACCATTCATCCGTGAAATAAGCAGTGTGTTCAATTAGGGCGTCATTCTTTATTTTGTCAGTGAATGACATGGTCAGGTGTGTAACTGCCATCACGATGAGTAACCAGGCAGTATTACGTGATAATTTTTTATGCAGGGTGAGCATTAGTTGTTGCAATCTACTGACGACATTCTTCCCATTGGTCATATACAACATCACAACTCCACCCGTGACGCTTCCCATGTCCCTTTCCATGCATACTAGACTGGTTAGGATTGCCAGACAGTAACTAAAGTCGCCGTCGAACATGTAGAGTATAACGTGCATCCCAGTGAGTATTAAATGAGCGTACCCACTGTCAGCAGCAATCCCCTTTGAGATTACTTTCCTTGCATCGTTGTTGGTCAGTGCATAAATTATGAAAACACCCAGAACTGTGTTGGCATAAACAGCAGACACTATATCAACTGTTAGGCATTTTGCAAAGAAGCCAATCCATCCCATTATCAGTGTGGTTTTTGTGATGTTTGTTGAGATAACTCTTCTCCTTTTGATTACATCATTCCAATCCTTTGTCAATGACGAAGCATGTTCCAATCTTGCGTCCCTTATGATCCTGTCTTGCATGTAATTGAACAACTTTCTGAAAGCAAAAGCACAACTTAGGGCAAGGGTTGAATACATGATCAACGGAAGCCCGAAACTAGCGAGCACTTTAATGAGCATGCCGTGACCACTGGCGACTGGTCTCGTTCTGCCCATTGCAGCATTGTACATGTTCTTGAAGGCATTTGGGTATGTAATTGCATCTCTCACGGCCTCAGCTCTTGCTTTACCCAAACTAGCCAAGTTTTTGTTCTCTATCAATGTGGCATAGTACATTGATGCATTGTCAAAACTCAGGTAATGTGCCAATGTATAGCTAAATTCCGTCATCGCCATGATTATGGCCGGCACCTTCATAGTCAACATTGTCTTATTTGATTGTGTTAATGTTGCAACTTCTTTCTTTATCTTCTCAACGATTGCAATTGAGGCTATCTTCGCTATTTCAATCACCTTTGGACCCTCCTCAATAACTACACTAGCCAACTCTTCCAATCTCAACAACATTACCGCTAGCAAGGTCTCAATATTTTCGTTGCCAAAAATCCTTGTT